ACCTTAAAAACCTTGTCAAGTCTTTTCAGACGAATGGCAAAGTATCTGATGAATGGTATTCAAAACCATTCAAAACTATTAATGCACTGTCGGTCCTCAATCTTTTCACAAATGCTTTTACAAGTGATCCGTCGGTCGCCATTAAAAATCAAAACCAAGCCACTTCACAGCCCCATAGCGACACTGTAACGACCTTATAGCTATACATGTACCTGTAAGGTTGTTAAATGCGTTGTAATGATTTGCTAAATAATGTGAAATGACAGGAACCAAACATTATGACAAGTCCGAATACTGGTTTAAACTACATTTCCAAAAACCGGGCAACTTTCACAATCCCCGCTCTGAGCAATACTACATTCACGATACATGAGTTTGAGTTGCCAGGTATAACGCTCCCAACAGCAGTAGTACCGTCTCCATTTTATGATAAGAAATTATATGGGGATAAAGTGGAATTCGACCCGCTCAGGTTGACTTTTATCGTTGATGAAAAGATTACTAACTGGCTAGAATTGTATAACTGGATCATTGGTCTAGGAGCACCTGAAACAAAAACCCAGTATCTAGAAAGAGAATTGACAGAACTGGACGCTTATATCACAATTTATTCAAGTCATAACAACCCGATCTACAGTATAAAATTTTTAGAATGCGTTCCTGTATCTCTTTCTGGAATGTCATTTTCTGAAAGTATACAGGAGACGACTACCATCGAAGCCACCATCACTATGGAATACCTTAGATATGAATTCAACAATGTGTAATGGCCATAACATCATGTGGCGTCGGGTTCCGCAAATTTGGTAAATGTAGGCGCAATTTTAGAAAGACGAACATATTTTGACAATTCCTCATGGTCAGCTTCATTGAGAGGTCTTTTTATGTCTACAACATTTTTTCTAATAGTAGTATGAATTCCTTTGCTAAAATCAATTCTCTCACTGCTTCCGTCATTATGAAGTTTTGATAATATTTCTTTATTACCAGATAATGTTACAGTTGGTTCTTTATCTGTCGAAGCCCATATAGCCGTCCTATTGTGTTTAAAATTTCCAGAACTAGGACCGCCAGTTGGCGGTCGTTTCGCTACCCCATATTCGTTATATGAATAATCCCCATCAATATCAATGTTTGCCGGTCCTTCATTAACCGGTCTATGTGTTATACCATTCATTGAATATTTATTCTGATATGGTGAATGTAATGCTGGACCAAATTTTGTATCCCTATGTAAAAGGTCATATTTGTGATATTCGTAATAGGTATCTTTTCCATTTTTTCTAATTATAGAAGGTTTATCGCCGTCCCTATGAACTAAACCATTTTTTGCCCATTTTCTTTCAATAGGTTCGCCTTCTGAAGATTGTTTAATGATTGCAGGTTTGTCGTCATCCCTCCCTAATATGCCATTTTTATAGTGGGTTCTTATAGTATCGCCATGAGCGGAATTTACAATATGAGCAGGTTCCCCATTAGGCATATCATGAAGTTTTCCATTTTCATTATAGTGTAATTTTTTGTTTTCAGTTTTAATAACTCCTGGTGGATGATGTACAAAATCACTATTTTTTACATCATCATAAAGTTCTTTATTTTTTTTTACTACAAGTGATGTCTTCTCGCCCTCCCTTGAAATAGGGTAAGCATTATTCGCCCATTTTGTTATTGAATGTTTGAAATCATCAGTTGGTGTGCCATAATCTGTACCAAATTCTGGAACCCATACATCTCTATCTTTTCCTAATTCTTTTCCGCTTCTGAGTTCACTGATACTGTGTCTTTTGAGTAATACTCTTGAAATCGGGTTCTCTACTGCATGATCCCCCTTTCTTACAAGATTGGCAATTAGAGTACCTTGTTCGATGTCATCTCTAATATGATGATGGAACACCCCTCCCAGTTCCATAGAATTATGTACAATATGACTTGTCAATTCTGGATGTACACATTCAGCCCCCGGCAACCTCATACAACTACTACCTGCCCATCTTCTCGATGAAGTCATTCTTAAAAGTTTTTGCGGGTCTCTTGATATTACTATTTCATGATCCTGAGAATTTGCAGCTTTCCTGATCGGATCATTGTTAAAATCTGTCAATGCGGTTTTGTCAGAATCTCTTGCAAGTATTTTTGAAATATTTGGCCGATCCTCTTGCGTCATACCCATCTGATTTTTTCGGGTTCTAGTTGCTACATTTCCTATATAATCATGGATACCATAACCATGTCGTGTTAATGTTTGTTTAACAGTATCCGGGATTTGGTAAGGTTTAATTTCTCTATGAAAATCCCCATGTTCTACAGGAATCACTATATCTTTATCTTCACCAAATACCCTGTCATGTGCCTTATATCCTTCATTACCTTTATTTTTTGATGTTTCTATCCAATCATCCCCTATTGCCTGAGCAACTGGATTTAAAATATTTTCTTGCAAAAGTTTTTCAAATTTATTCATTTCACTTAGTCCAATTGTATAACCAATAAGAATCAATCATATCAGTTATCGGTGAATTTGGTTTTTTATCTTTTTCGTATGATATTCCAAATGCACCAAATATGTCAAAAACTTTCTCTTTTGCAATGAATGCTTCAGCCATTTCATTTTTATCAGAATTGCCTTTACCAGATGCAAATTTTTTTATAGTTGAAGGAGGGATAATATTATAGTGTATTCCGGCTTTCCAAAGTAGATGCTTCAATAACCCTGTAGCTTCCCCTATAGTAAATGTCTGACCCTTTGCCCCCATTGCATAACCTTCAATGTTGACAAAATCGCAATCTTTGACAATTTCAAATGCCCACTTTGCAAGTTTATAAAATCTTTCTTCCTGAGAACCATAATCTGGATATGTATGAAGAAAGATTTTATCAGAAGTCGAATTACATTTTTTAGTTCTCTTGAACCCATGAAATTCGAATCCGCCATAACCGTCAGTTTTACAAATTGCAGGGGAGCATATTGAATAATCTACCCCGGCAATTTTCATGTATTTGCAAGTAAATCTTGTTCGTTCGCCATTTCTGTCTGAAAATTTGCACGATCATACAATCCGCCATCCTTGAAAAATTGTGCAGCTTGTCGATGGAATCCTGCTTTATTTTTGTGAAAATCGTTTTCATATTTTACAGATTCTTGTATAGGCTGTACAGTGGTTCTTTGTTTTAGTTGAGGAGATTGTTTTACAAAATCTGAAAAATTTTCCATTCTATTGCTCTCCAAAAAAATGTTGTCGAGCTTCTTTGAACAAGCCCATGTGGTCTGTACTGTTATTTAGTAAGATGTTAGTTCTTCAAGAATCATGTTCTGAAATAACATTTTTACATTCCTATTGAATTTGGGCGCTTAACATGTTATACTGATTCTTGTTGTTTCATTTTATTAGCTTCAATTCGAATCCTGTTTGCAAGCTGACTATGAAGGGTTGCACGTGTTTCGTTTTTGTCAATAATGTACATATCGGAAACTACATCATGAAGATTAGAAAGTGTCTGAAGAATCTTGAACATCAATATATTTTCATTATCGATATTTTTAACTGCCATCACCTTTTGAAATTCTGGTATATTTGTTTTACGAACACCTTCTAACAGTTGATTCATAAAATCCGTAGTTTGAATATGTTGAGCTGGTTGAATATAATGACTCAAAATTTAGATTCCTTTATGAAATTCAATAACATATCATTATATTTATAGAAGAATAAAAAATGAGCCAAAATATTAGTATAGTTTGGAAAAATTGCACAGACTCCCATATCATTGCTAATCGTGACGTGCTAATGGAGCTTTATGAAAGATTCTCATTTCAAGTGCAAGGGTATAGATTCATGCCAGCATATCTTTCTGGCAGATGGGATGGATGGCTACGGTTGGTGAGTTTTGATGGAGTTGTCAAAGTCGGTTTGATCCCGGATGTTATCAAATTTCTAAAAGAATCTGGAAGAAATGTCAAGTTGTCCCCGGAATTTAAAACATTCAAAATCGACATACCATTTGATATAAATAAACTTTGCCTTCCATTCATACCATGGAAACACCAGACAGACGCTATTAAGATAGCTCTTGAAAAAAAGAGACAGGTAATACTTTCTCCTACATCATCTGGAAAATCACTTGTAATATACTCAATTGCAAGAGCTACAAGTTCTGAAAAATTGAAAACCCTGATAATAGTCCCTTCGATCATGCTTGTTACTCAACTATACGGGGATTTCTCGGATTATAGTGTTAATGATGTCGACTGGAAGGTTGATGATAAAATACACTGCATTACTGGCGGTGTATGCAAGGAAACTGAAAAGTCCATAACAATTTCGACTTGGCAAAGTATCCAGTATATAAAGGACTTTAAGTGGTTTAAACAATGGGATGTCATATTAGTGGATGAATGTCATGGCTGTAAGGCCAAAGTGCTTTCTACTATTATGGGGAATTGTACTAATGCGTTCTACAGAATAGGTCTTTCTGGTACACTGGATGGTTTGCAATCAACTGAAATGGAACTTACCGGGATATTTGGGCCTGTAAGGAGAATCGTCACTACTAAAGAGCTTATGAATTCCGGGCAGGTGTCAAACGTCATTATCAAGGCAGTTATTTTAAAACACCCTTTAAATGTGTGTAAGTCGGTATCATCCAAAGAGATTCCATACAAGGACGAAATCATGGTCATTGTAAAAAGTCAACAAAGAAATACATTTATTTGTAACCTTGTAAAAATGACCAAAGGTAATACGCTTGTTTTAGTTACTGCCGTAAAGCTGCACGGGGAACCACTATACAAAAATATCAAAAACATGTGCCCTGACAGGTTAGTTTACTTTATACATGGTAAAGTGGATGCAGACATTCGTGAAGACGTTAGAAGGTTGACAGAAGAAAATGACGGTGTTATCATAATTGCGTCGTATGCAATATTCTCTACAGGTGTATCTATAAAAAGACTTCACAATGTAATATTCGGAAGTCCTACCAAAAGTTCTATAAGGGTGTTACAGTCAATTGGTAGAATTTTAAGATTGCACGATACTAAAGAAGTTGCTAATGTGTTCGATATTGTAGATGATTTTCGAGTCAATGGAGAAGGTAGCCAAAATTATGCACTGAAACATTTTATGAAAAGATTTGAGATATACCATAAAGAAAATTTCAATTTTTCAATTCATGAAAAAAAATTAACGCTTTAGAAAGAGAATAAACTGTATGAGCATTAACAAGAAAGAAGCTG